CCTCCCTCGGCATGTACACTTGTTGATATACTCTCAACTGTGCCTTGTAGTCTAAATCTGATACGCAAGGGTTTCTAGTAGACCATTCAACAGAATCTTCAGTGCTCCAATTTTTTTGTAAAGAAAATAAATGGGTAATCACAACAACTTTATTATTTATGACTTCCACTGAGGCTTTTATGCCTTTCTTTTTATCAATAACAATTGTTTTTAATTTTCCTGTTTTGGGCTTTTTTACATCTACCCTGACATATTTTCTACTTACCTCTGGCATATTTTATATTCCTCGGCTCTCTGGTAGCCAAAATCCAGACGGTAACTCTGATACTTTCGCATATTCACTTTCCAATCTTTCCCCCACTATTACATTAGCTCCAAAATTAGCTAACAACAATGAGGAATACCTATCTTTTTTTAATGTGCCAGGAGCATAAAACTTCAAGTACCCGTGTTGTGTTGGGTCTGTCTGTATAGTCTCCAACTCATTACGCAGCGCACTTATCTCTGTTAGAGCGACTTCAGCTGCTTCATTGTATTCTTTAGGCTTTAAAGTTGGTTGTGATGGGAATTTTAGTAGCTTATCCTCGAAGTTCTTCTTCAATGAAAAGTTCATTTCATTCACACTAGGAGAACCAAATGCTACTAAATGTATATGTCTTCTTCCATTCCATCCCTCTGTGTCTTTATCATCGACTACTAAATAGGGCATTTTCTTTCTTAACTTCCCATCCTGTCCTCTTGACAACCGTTCCGTCCTTAAAAGGTCTCTGATTGCCAATCCTCCTCCACCAGCGTCTAAATTTATATTGGTGAAATCGTATATATTATCTAACTCATCTATTCTATTAACCATTTCTGGGAATGAGATATTTTCATAAGCACAACAATTAGCTACTTGCATTTCATGTGGCCCAACCTCAACAACTGTCATAGCAAACCTATCATCTTGTCTAGCTGGGTCAACTCCCAGAACATACAGACACCCTTCTCTCGGGGTCAATACAGGGACTATACCTTTTTCTGTACAACTATGAAGTAATGATGAGGGGTAAAATCCTTTTGAATCTGTTGGAAACTTTGCAAGAATCTCCATATCAAACTGTTCTTCAGTGAAGTTCTTTCTATAGTACTCCACCATCTTCATGTCCGCGAATCCTTCCGGGGCATCTAAATAGTTGTACCTTTGAAGACTATAATCGGGGTCTCCTTCTAATACTAATTCTCTCCAAGAAAGGAACTTGGCATAAAGATGATTAAATTGGTAATAAGCAGAAGAAGCGAATATTACAGAATTTTCCATGTCGTCTTCTAAATCACCGAAATATTTTGCTGTTGGGTTTCTCACTGTGGCCGCGAAAGGCAATATAACACTATTGATGATTGTATCAGAAACTTTCGCCGTTTCATCCACTAGGATTAAAGTGGCACGAAGTCCTCTAAGTGTACTACCGTCTGCACCTAATGGTATAGCTTTCACCCAAGAATCATTATTAAAATACATACTAAATCCATTTGCATGATGCAAAGGTGGTTTTGATAAACTTTGTTGGAAGAATGCACTGTGCCTCAGAATCTTTTCCATCTCAGCGAATATAAGCTGACTTTGGCGGAAACTAGGCCCAACTATCACGACCTTTTCCTCTGGAAACAACATGGCTCTCAAAATGCCCATAACGGCCAACATATAAGTTTTCCCCATACCTCGTCCAAGTATCCAACAAACAAATTTTGTGTCCCAAGCTTCTTTGACCATTATTCTCTGGTGTGGGACAAGTTTGACTCCCAACAACTTGTACGCAGCCTCAACAGGGTGCTCTCTGAGAAATTCAATATATTCTTTTAGTAAGGCATCTTGTTTTTTATCTTTAACTACCATAAAATCTACTCGTACTTAACTTCTTTCATAGCCGCCTGTGCGTCTATGCCTGTGTTAATATCTTCTTCCTCTATACTTAATAAATTCCTTTTAGAAAGTGCTTCTTCTTCTTTAATAAACTCTTCTTTTTCAGAAAATATCTTTTCTTTCCTGCGCTCATTATCAAAATCTTTAACTAAATCAGCTATGTTGACTGTAGTATCTACTGTCTTTGTTTTTAGTCTTTCTTTTCTTGAAGCTCCCAAAGATTCCAATGCTTCTTTGTGCCTTCTAGCACATTGACTTATTTGCTCAGAAAAATTCTTCTCAGGACTATCTAATTGATAACCATATAGTCTTCCTTGAACTATCTCCTCAGTTATTATTCTGTTGAGTAATCCCCAGTCCGAAGAATTGTTAAACTCAAAATCTCTTTTAAAATCTGCCATCCTAGTCACATAGTACTCTTTTTCTAGGTCTGTTAATCTATTAAATACTTCAAGTGTTCTAAGATTATGCTCTCCTGTTTCATCAAAGCTATCTTCTTCTGGAGCTTGCACTCTTAAATTTGCAAGGGATTTCATCTTTCCCTCAACTGAGTTCGGGCCTGTGAGATTAGCTTCACTTTTTTTCATAGCCTCTTCAGTATTAAAATGGCTATTCTTAAATTTATCCTCTTGTGTCTTTACGGCAACATCTCTGATGTGCTCTAAAGTTAGAGGTCTTTTCTTAGTGTTTCCTATAGTATTAGTCTTTGCTTGAGACTCTCTTTTTGTCCTCACTATTTTCTTTTTTGTCATCAACACTCAACCTTACTTTATCATTCTTAATATCAAACTTAAACGTTCTGCTATCATTTCCATGTGCAACAATTTCTTCAGCAACTCTATTTTCTATTATTTTGCCAAACCTACGTTTAAGTTCTCTAGCTCCATACTCCCGTGAATAAGAATCTTTAACTATAAATTCCTTCGCCTTTTTAGATATTTTAATCTTTATCCCAGAATTTGATAAACGTGTGTTCAATTGTTTAAGATATAAATTAATAATTAATTTAAAATCTAACTCTGATAAAATATCAAAAACGAACAACTTATCAATTCTATTGAAAAACTCTGGTGATAAAGTACGTTTAATGGATTCTTCCATATCTTCACCAACAGAATTTTCTTGTTCAATAAATCCTACTTTAACTTTATTCGGATTCCTGTTACCAATGTTAGTAGTGAAAAAGAAAATTACTTTTCTGCAATCAATCTTTTCCCCAGTCTTATCAAAGAAACAACCATCATCGGCTATTTGTAAAAATATATTTAATATATCAAAATGAGCTTTTTCAATCTCATCAAATAAAACTACACATTCTCCAACTTCACTTATAGTGTCTGCAAAGCTATTCTTCTCGTCATGACCTATATAACCAGGAGGAGCACCAATCAATTTACTAACTTCATGACGACTAGAGAACTCAGAACCATTCAACTTAATGAAGTGGTTCTTCCACTCTTTCCCCCACACAGCTTTTGTAAACTCCTTAGTAAGTAAAGTTTTTCCACAACCAGAAGTTCCTCCAAACATATACATACCCAAAGGTCTTTCTGGTTCAGCTATCCCCACAGAAGCACACTTCAAAGAAGTCATAAGTTCATCTACCACACTATTGTGTCCTATCACTTCTTCTTTGAGTTTATTAGCCACGTAATCAAAATTAATTTTATGTATAGCATCAATTTTTTTCTTCTCTGGTAAAGTCTTTTCTTTTTTAAAGCTTTGTGAAGTGGCTTTTCTTTTGCCACCTCTAGCTCTCTTTGTATTAGGTGAAAAATTTAAAATGCTAGGATTAATCTGAACAGATAAATTAAACAGTTCTTCTAAAACAACTGACCAGTCAATCCCTTGTGTCAAAGACAACTCAGCTATCTCACTGTAATTAACGCATATTGTACAAACAACCGTATCTTTAAAATCTTCTTCATTCTTAATCTGAGCTATGGTGAATGTTTGTTCTAGTTCCTCAACATCAAAAACTTCCAGCACAGCTTTACAATCAATTGTTTCTAAATATGCTTCTACTTCTTCTTTAATCATTTACACTCAACTCGCTCACTTCATGTATCAAAGTTTTAAACTCAGGTAATATTTTTTCCCAAGTATAATTTTCTGCGAACTCTCTAGCTTTTCTTCCTAGTTCTATATTTTTCTCTTTATTATTATGAATCTCCAACATAGCCTCTACAATTCCTTCTACAGAGATTAGTGGTCTTTTCATACAATATGGTCTACTATAAATATAATCTGATGGTTTTATTAAATAACCATGTCCTTTTACTAGTTCTGGTATTGAAGAATAATCTACTCCAATGGTAGGTGTGTTACATGCCGCTGATTCCAAAATTGGCAATCCAAATCCTTCACAGGAAGACGGTAGCAAATGGGCATCAGCGATGTTGTAAGCCGTCCTAACGCCAGACAAAGGACTTCCTTTACCATTGATTACCCCCTTACCAAATATAACATTTCTGACGTTGAGAGTTTTAACAACTTGGTCTAAAAAATATCCTTCTTTTGAATCTCTTACCGGAGTGTGCATGTACATGGTTGTTTTTGCTGGGCCTACCTCTTCGGAAAATAAAGCAAATGCCTCTAACCCCCTAGGATTTTGTTTCCTTTCGGAGTTTGTACACACTGTTGAAAATATTGTTTCAATGTGGTCTAATCCATTTTTACATTTTATATGGAGCTTATCTACTGGGTAAAACTCAGCTTTGTCGTACCCATGATAAATAGTAACTGGTTCATTCTTAAAATTACAAACTTCTCTTGCTTTAGTCTCTCCATACTTTGACATAAATACAACTTTGTCTGGAGCTTCAAGTACAGTTTGCCAACCAAACTCCATTCCATTCTGATGTACTGAAGGTATTGGGTGACTATCAATAGGTACATAAGCAATCCATTTGGCATCCCCTATAGCCTTGTTGTTCACTAGCCAATCTACCGCATAACAATCTCCTAAAGAAAAAATTATGTCTGGTTTAAACATTTTACATACGTCTGGAAAAACATCAGATCCAAAATAATTTCCATTTGGATACCTTATTGGATATACTGGGAATGGTGCTTGTACAGGTGGAAATCCTGTGTAAGCCCAAGCTTGTTGGGCCACCTCATATCCTTGTTCGTGAAAATAGTATAATAACTTTCGTATCACATTTGCAAATCCACTATTAAATGTAATACTATCTGTGATAAATAGTATCCTTGGTTTCAATATAAAACAATCCTTTCCTTTCCGTTCAATAAATCTAGGTAAAACTTTCCCTCTACTATATATATACAAGATAGATTTGGTTTCGGCGGAAAAAAGTTAAAAAAAGTTAGAAAATATTCTAAATAAGCAGGTTGTGTTTCTAAAGAAATGTTGCCAATTCTTTCTGAAGGTTTAAAAGCTTGATTGTTCTCTCGCCCCTAATAAATATTATTATAAATAAATATTATTATTAATAAATCCCAAAGTAAAAAAGTTCTACTTCTTATATACAAGATAGATTTGGTTTCGGCGGGAAATAATTGTAAACTTATTGTTAACAGCTTGCTTGTTAAAAGTTTATAAATTAATGCTTGACAAACATTACAGTTTGTGTTAATATACAAATTAAGAAAAATTCACCGTTCAATTTCTTAAACCCCCCCTCTTTGGACACATTCTATATAGATAAGATGTCCGAAAATTCAAAAAAAGGAAAGATGTATTATGTTCTGTTCCCGATGTGGAAACTCAACCGAGGATGGAGAACTCTGTTCAACTTGTCAACAAGACTTACTTCATGAGGCAGACAAAGCTATGCTTAATGATGAAGAAAGAACTATGCTGGAAGAGATGTTATTCTATCAATGCTAAAAATTTCAGTAATAATACCAGTAATAGGAGAACACGATTTAACTGAGAAGTGTATTGACCACTTATTCCAACACTCAATCAACGCACCAGACTTTAATATACTGATTATTGACAATGGTTCAGAAGTACCTGTTGTGGAAGCTTTGGCAGGGCCACTTGCACTCCCAAATGTATTTGTACTTAGGAATGAGGAAAATGTTGGGCTATACCCAGCATTGGAGCAAGGTTACAACTATTTCAAAGACACAGATATTTATTTCTTTACTCATAATGATTTGTTCGTACAAGAGTTAGGCTGGGATAATATAATTAGACGAGCCTACAAAAATTACCCAAACTTAGGTGTATCTGGGCTTGTGGGTGCTGTCGGAATTGGTACTGATGGTGGACGCATCCAGACTATGTGTAATTTCTTAGGTCTTGAGTTGGGAGCCCCGTACTATGAGCACGGGCAATTACCGCCCGTAGAAGTAGTCCCAGCATGTATTATGGACGGCGCTTCATTGATAATTAGAAAAGAAGCTCTGGACGAAATAAAGTGGGATGACTTGATTGAAGTCCACCATTTTTATGATAAAATCTTGAGTTTAGATATTCTCTATGCTGGTTGGGACAACGCTGTACTGAGAATTGGCTGTGACCACGCTGGAGGATTAACGTCTTGTAGGCCAGCTTATCTTGAGTGGGCTAAAAAGCACATTAAAGAAGTTTATGGTGAAGACGTAGAAAATGGAGATAAATTCATATACGAAAAGTCAGAACAAAGACTATTCGGCAAATACGGAGACAAGTTCCCTGTGGTTGTTAGGCCAGATTGGTCAAGAACAGACGCAAAAGGAGTTGTCCCGAGAAATGAGGAAAGAACAAATGAGTGAAACTGAACCAACACCAGTAAGTATTAAACTGAAGTTACCTAATTCTGAACAACGATTAAAAACAATTAATACTTTGGCAGAAGCAATTAATACTTTATCCAAAGCATTGAATGATCAACCTCATGTTTTTATTAATGATAATGTTATCTATGGTGCGCCAAACACTACAGCTATTGAAATATCAAGCAAAGTGGAACCAATTATAAAAAATATAACTATTCCCCTGAGTGAAGAGGAGATTAATTAATTGGATAAAATAAGAGTAATTATACCAACTTTGGAGCGCCCAGGTTGGGAGGCTTCAAAAGATAGTCTAAAGCATCTACCCTTTGATTATGATTTAAAAGTAATCACAGGCAGAATGACTTGGCCAGAGGCTATAAATAAAGGATTAGAGGGTCATGATTCTGATGTACTTATCATGGATGATGATGCTGCTCTAACAGCTGAGACATTTGATAACTTCGGTAGGTATTACCCACATGGAGACATTTTTGGATTCAAACTATTAAAAGAGGACGGTAGTTTGCAACATGGTGGCGGAGTAATGACCGCTAGAACCTCGATTATACATTTACCAGAAGGAGAGAACGTGGCACTTTATTGTTGTCATGTAACTGCCTCGGTGATGTACATTAAAAAACAAGTATTGAAAAAACTAGGTGGTATAACAGAAGATTGGCCTTCATACCAATTTGAAGATGTTGACTTTAACTGGAGAGCTTTAGAAGAGGGATTCAGAATAATGTACATTCCAAATGTAGCTTACCACGGAGAGAGTTTAACTAAAAGAGACCTTGATGATTTTGAAATGGGTTCAAACGCAGAGAAGTTAAGTGACAGATTTTTGAAAGACAACACCTTTGTTAATTACCTCAATTCATTCCCTAGGAAAGTGTTTTTTAGTTAATGATATTAGCTTGTAACGGATGTGGAAACCCATTAAATGTCCTAATGGATGAAAACGAAAAAACTCATAATGGATTCAGTGAATATGACTTATATCTTTGTTGTACCAACTGTAAAACAAAAAAAAGAATGGAAGATGGTCGTGGGCATCCTTTAACAGCAGCACAGAAAGATGAAGTAAAGCCATATGTGGAAGACGGAACATATGAGGGGTTTGGAGGAAAAACTAATTGAAAATAGATAGATTCAACCCATATAAAATACTCAAATACCCTTTGAAACTAGATTTATTAGCCAGAGGTGGTTTGTCTGCTCCATTGATTTGGCATATTTATCCAACCAATGCGTGTACAAATGATTGTAATTTTTGTATTATGAAAGATGATAGAAGTGAAAACAAAAGTGCTGTATTATCAGCAGATATTTTTGATTATATAATTGGCCAAGCTCGGGAATGTAATTCAAAAACAATACATTTCTCTGGCGGTGGCGAACCACTTTTAAATCCCGAAACATTGAACATGATAATAAAAGCGAAAAAGTACAAGCTGAAAGTAGCATTGTCTACAAATTTAAATGTATCTTTGGATAATGGAGGTATTAAAACTATAGCAGAAAATGTTGATTATTTAAGAGTTTCTATCAATGCTGGCACAGAAGATACTTATAATTTAATAATGAAACCAAAAATGGGTGGCTTCAATAGAGTATTAGAAAACATAGACAGAATAAACAATTTTATGACAGAAATCCCCGGTGATTTAGGTCTAGCTATGGTATTAACTCATGAAAATGCGTTTGAGATACTAAATTTTTGTAGTTTGGCAGAAAAGAAACATGCTGATTTTGTACACATAAGACCAGCATATTGGCCAGAGAAAGATAAAGAAATCTATGAGACTGTAAAAAATACTCTACAAGTATATAGTGAGGATGATATAAAGAAAGCATTCTCGAACCTAGATGTTAACATTAGGTTAGATAAGTTTGCAGGGCATTGGACTCCAGATAGAGGCTATTTAAAGTGTAGGGCAACACCACTACTGGCTTGCGTCAAAGCTACTGGTGATTTGATTGTTTGTCAAGATAGAATGGACTTAACATTTGGCAACTTGAATGAAAGATTCTTTGATGAAATTTGGAAAAGTAAAGAACACTTAGAAGCTATAGAAAGTATAGACTTAGAAAAATGCCCTAGATGCGTAGAAGGGCCAAAAAACCAGATAATAGAATCATGCTTTGTAAGAGACGATTGGAGAGGAGATTTATTCTAATGTGGCCTTGGAAAAAGAAAGTTCAAAAACACGAACAAGAGCGACACACCACCGTTTGGGAGGGTGGAGAACGTGCAGACAAACAACAGAAGATTTTTGATATGCAACGAAAAAATGTTTTTTGTCCAATAACCAAATCAAATTGTAGGACAGACTGTGAGTATTATGAAGCATCATCAACATCTATTAATACACGAACAAGTACAATTTACGGTACTGATATAGAACATAGAAAAACATTTGAATATGTAGCACACCCAGGAGAGTGCAGAAAGGAATGATTATATGAAAAAAATGATATACGTAGGTGCGCCGGTATTAAACTGTGTTAAATTTACTAAAGACTATTTAAAAAGTATACGTTCAGATAAATATGACTTATATGTTAATATTATTGACAATGCTTCAATTGATGGAACAAAAGATTATTTAAAACAACAGATGACAACAGGTTCAGATATGCACGAATCAGTAAAACATTTACACGTTGTTACTAATGAAGAACCTAATTGTTGTGCTGGAAGTTGGAATCAAATAATAGAGAATTCTATGGTCAAACTAGGGGGAGAATATTGTCTTGTGACAAACAATGATATTATTCTTCATCCAAAAACTATAGATAATCTAGTTGATTTTTTAGAAGCTTCAGAAGAAGATATAGTTCTTGCGTCAGCTTTGAATGTCAGAGGTGCATTAGAGAAACCGTGGGATATTCTAAACTACGAACTTGATATGGAAACACCTCATTCTGAACATCCAGATTTTGCTTGCTACATGATTAACAAAAAATGTGTTAATGTGGTGGGACTATTTAATGAGCAGTTTAAGCCTGCTTATTTTGAAGACAACAACTACCATGACAGAATACTATTTCGTCACTTAAGAGCTGTCTCAACACCATCAGCACCATATTACCATTATGGTTCTGTGACTCAAAATCAAGTAGAAAATGGTTTAGTAAAAGGAGAAACTTTTGAAAAGAATAGGGCAATGTACAACGATATAAAAATGCACTTAGAAGAATTACATGGAGGTAAATTAACTTAAATGTCTTGGGCTAATAAATTTCGTCCAAAAAGACTTGATGATATTGTAGGCCAAAGGATTACAGTATCCAGGCTAAAGTCAACATTGGACAAAGTTAACAGTGATACATTTCTATTAACAGGGACTAAAGGTACAGGTAAAACATCAACAGCTAGAATTATAGCTAAGTATTTAAATTGTACCAATAAACAAGAAATAGAACCCTGTAATAAATGTATAAGTTGTAAATCAATAGAAAGTGATATGAATCCTAACGTTATAGAAATTGATGCTGCTTCAAATAGAGGTATCAATGAAGCTAGAGAGATTAGGCAAATTCTACAGTATACTCCACCTAAAAATAGTTATAGAATAATTATATTGGATGAAGCACACCAACTTACCAAAGAAGCTTTTAATGCGCTTTTAAAAAGCCTTGAAGAAATGCCAGATAGAAATGTAATTATATTATGCACCACAAATCCTTCTGCTATACCAGAAACGGTTTTGTCAAGATGTAAAACATTCAATTATATCCCAATGAGACACGCTACCATAGCTGAACATCTAGTTAAAATTTGCAAAGAGATGTCTGTTACTGAAAATGGTGAAGAACCAACACCCAAAAATGAATTATCAGTAATAGCAAAACTTTCTGAAGGAAGTATGAGAAATGCTATCCAATTACTAGAAGAAGTAGCAACGGTGTGTAAAGATGATATAAAACAAGGTTCTACATTTCTATTAGCAAATAAATCAGAAATTACTTTATTGAATGAAGCTGTTTTTGTAGCTTTGGAGGGGGATAACGAAAGGACTCTACTATTTGTGGAGAAAATGTCTAAAAGTGGAATTGATTTGAGAACTTTTATAAATGATTTATTAAAACACACCAGAGATTTAATTGTGGTGAAAGAATTGTCAAAGCCAGAAATAATAATACAAGACCCTACACTCTTAGAAGGAGCTAGGGTACTATTGGGCAGTAGAACAATACATTCCCACACACTACAAGGTATGTTAAATAATATTTCTCATAAAATGGAACTACTCGCTTACAATGTCCCACCAAGGATAATTTTAGAACTAATTTTATTAGAGGGATAACATGCCAAGAAAACTTAGCGTAAAAGAACAGCACATAAGAGAGCTACTAGTTGAACTACTAGAAGAAAAAGACATAACCAGAAACAGAATTAATAGAGGATTTAAACATGCCGCAGCTAGATGGTTTGTTACTGATATCAAAAAAAGATATGAGATAGTTAGCTATTTATCAGGCAAAGGAAACATTTATACCATAGAACAACTATTAGATATTTTAATGGATATTCTATTTGGAGAATAAGGAAGTGATGAAATGATTCTTGAAAATATTTGTCCTCATTGCCAAAGTAGAATTTGGCACTCTGACGACCCTATCATACCTGGAAAACGAAGATATTCTGTTCCTTTTAACTTCAGAAACCTCTTCAAAGGAGCGATGGGTTATTACCCTTTGGGTAAATTTATTAGAGGGGAATGCGAAGTCTGTGAAAAAAAAGTAGCCGTATTCGCAGATGGAAAGAAAGATTTTTATAGCAAAATAGTGATACTGTATAGATGTACTTTATCCGATGAACCCCTTGACAAAGATTACTGTAATAGCATTTCTACTTGTAGAGTGTGCAAGTTAAAAAACAGTGAAGAATATAAACGTAAAGGTAAGTATAGATTTTAATGAATAATGATGAGAAGTTAAAAATAATAGACAGTTACGATAACCTATTGAAAAGAATGGCAGATAAATTTTCTAAAAGTGTTTCTATGAGCAAAGAAGATTTATATCAAGAAGGTGTCTTGGCCATGCTACAATCTTTAAAAGACGGTATGCCAGAAAATCCAAATTTTAAAACAATAATAAAGAATAGATTTATTAACCTGAGCAAGTCTGCCGCATGGGGCTATGAAACAAAGAGTGATGGTGCAAAAGAAGTTGAAGCACTGGAACAAATAATTGATAATGATATTTACTCAACTAATGGATTAACAGAACTTGAAAGACATGTACTAATACTAAAGTTCTTCCAGTTCAGTAATACTCAAATATCTGATTTAGTAGACATCAATAGGCAAAAAATAGATGAGATAGTAACTACTGTAAAAGAAAAACTAATGAATAGTTAATATCCAAAACAAACCTTATTGTTTGGCCTCCTACGCAACCAGCTTGCTTGGTAAAGTCGCAGGTCAGGACTATTGACAGCCCTTTTCTTTAATGGTATATTGTACTAAGAAAATGGTTAAAAAGTAAAAAAACAAGATTAAAAAAATGTGCAGAGTACTTAATATACTGCACACAGGGAGAAAGGAGACTATTTGAAAGAGTGACAGAGTTTACTTATGGACAAATGTTCAAGGAATTAGAGAAACAATGTACTTGTCCCGAAAAAGGAGAAATACCCACAACAAACGAAGAACTAGCAAGAGCCTGTCCCTTTTGTTTTTATAAAAAAGGATTAATGTTATCTCAAGAAAAAGAAGAATTGGGTATTACTGAACTTATACCGACCAAGTATTTAATGTTTTAAGTTTGATGGTTTCACCTCCAATCCAGTAGTGTGGGTCGTTGTGGCATCCGGCCCATACTGCTGGACATATAACAGGCAGAAATAATGGCAATACTTTTTAGGAGCAACATGGGAACGGGAAAAGAACCAAGAGATAGATTAAGAAAATCAAGGACACCAGTGAAAAAAACTATTAAAAATAAAAAACTTAATCTGTATCTGCTCGACCACCAAGGAACTCTTTGTTCTGTAATAATAGCGACTTCCCTAGAAGAAGCCTTGAGCATAGAAGCAGAAGCTAATGGTTGGGCAGAAAACGGTGTAATGGATATGATTCGGCGTGTACTATTTGAATTTCAAGAAATACCATTGACAGCTGGGAAGATTACAACAATTGATTATGACAATCCACATACGATGTTTGGCGGATTAGAAACAATGAAACCAGTGCTAGACCATGTGAACATAAGAACGTTAGAGAGTTTCAATAATGTCTAATATCCCTCACCGCACCAATACCAATTCTATACACACTTTAACAAATAAGATTAAACGAAAAAAACAACCTGGCTCTATTGCTAAAGAAAGAAAAACAGTTTTAAGTGAGGCTTCCGAAGCATTAAAGGTTCAAAAGCAACATGTATCTTTTTTTGAAGAAGAGGATACTTTTAACCCCGGTAATACTATTACTGGGGCTTTTTGTGACGAACCGGGACTTATGTATGGCTCTTTATACATAGCTTCAGTCAACAAGAAATTTGTGCCTCAAAAAGTATTTAGTTACCCTAGCTTGGGCAATTTAGATAGTGAGACTGTGCCAACTTTCAAATACATAGTTGTGAGAGAGAAATTTGAAGGGTTCAGTGTATTAGGTTATAAGTATACTGATGGTGAAAAAGAGTTTGTAACATTCAAACCAAGAATAACTGAAATTCTTCGAGACACTATAGGTTTCCCAGCAGCATCTTTGTGGAAGAAAATATTAAAAATGTACCCACACATACCTGATGCAATAATGGATAACATGAACATGGTTTTTGAAGTGTTTGGGTATCAGGTATATGGTTGTATAAAGTATAACTTTGATTTAGCTGCTTCTACCTTGTTTGCAGTGCGACAAACAGATGGTCAAATGTTTGAATTAGGTGACGCAAAAGGACACTTACCACCCATCGCAATAAATGAATTTGATAGTACGGACATGAAAACATTCCCTAGAGCAATAGCTTCTATGGAAAAATTTATGGATGAACTAAATAAAAATACAGTTAAAGAGACTATGCAAATAAGTACTGCTGGATATTGCTGCTATGCTTATGGAGACAAAGGACAACTATATGTTTACAGTTTCTTGAGTAGACAATTAAGAGCAACAGCAGAAAATTATATAAACAAATTTATGATTTCAAGAACTCTAACTAAACAATTGGCTAATGGTTTTGTTGTGGATACAAAATACATTATGAAGGTTTTAGGAGAAGACTTTAACCCAGGAAAAATTTATAGAGCTGAAACATTAATTAATTGGACTATTAAAGGTTATCAAGACGAAAGGGATTTTGCAGCAGAAGTATTAGAATGGGCTTTAGAGTCAGGAATTAATTTCGATGACCCCAGAGAACGTCCCAAAATGATGGCCGAAGCTAGAGACAAATGGAAAGCTGACAAAATGTTACCAATTTGGAAAGTGCTGAAAGCAAATCTTCTAGAAATTCAACCAGCAAGAGGAATGGAAATAGATGAAACAGCGAATGGAACCAAAGAAAGCAGTGAGTTTGGAGAACAGCTCAAAATCAATTAATAAAAATCACTATTTAGCTTTCACAGAATCTAGTGAATATATAGGGCAGGTGGAAAGATTACCGAGTGAAGGAAACCTAAAACTACGGTTCTTGGATGAAGATGATGGCAACAGAGAAGACTTATTAGGGCAAGGGGTGTTCTTAATTCCATCTGAAGTAGTAGGGGAAAACAAATACACAGATATAATGGCAGAAGGATTTTCACTTATATCAACGTATATAATGTTTTCAAAAGAACAATCAAAAATAAACTAGGAGGACTATCGCCATGAGCAAAAAAGTAAATAAAGAAAGAGAACATTCAGTAACAATAATAACCAAAACTTGTTCTGATGGAGACGTTTCTGTGGCTAACGTTGAAATGTCAATAATCAGTACTATTCCAAATAAACAAGGTTTTGTTGGTGATGCAAAAAGCTTATATGGAATATCATCAACTGGTAGAGCTGTTCGTGCTAAAGGAGACACACCGAACGCTGAACTTGGCGAGCAAATTGCTTTAGCAAGAGCCTTGCATAATGTCTCAAGAAGATATGCTGAATCAATAAACGGTCTTATAAAACACCAAGACGATATACAAAGCCAGAGGAAAGAACAAAAAGACAACAAAGCTGGCAAAATTGAAGCGTATGAAAGGCGCAGAGATGAGAGCAAAGCTGCTAGAGTTGCTGCCAGGTTAGAAAACAAAACAACGGAAAAAAAGAAAGAGACAGTCGAAGAGAACACAACATAATGGCAAACGCTGTGGTAAGAGAGAATATATACGAAGTTTTGTATATATTTACAATACCTATAGATTTATATGAATTAATAAGCCGTAGGTATATAAGAGAATTTGCTAAATCTGGATTGACGTTTAATAAGTTTTATGAACATTTTGTAACTGACGTAGAAAAAAGAGTAATAATGTCTATAGAAGATGTGGGAGATAAGGAAAGATATAGAATAACATTTGAAAATGTAACCTAAAATAAAATACACTGGAGCGCATTGCACGGACAGCAACTCCCGAAACAAGATGATGTACCATCACGAATTCAGCCTTAGCGCGACAACAATCAAGGATGTTGCTCCATTGTTACCTAGAAGCCTGTCAAATGCTTCCTGGTGGCTCCCCGACCGGGAGCTATCGGAAAGCACTTGAAAAGCAAATGAAAAGGAGTGTTATGAGCGAAAAAGTAAAAATTAATGAGAATGTGTACTTACGAGTGTTTATGGTTGGAATAATTGTTTTATTATTCTTTTCTATCTGGAAAATACATACACTTGGAAATACTGTTGTCGCTTTAAAAAAGAGTGTTACTTCAAAGTCTACTCCAAAAATAATTGCGAACGAAAGCACTATAACTTTAATTAGAGAAGTAGTCATAGATGAAAAATTTGGTGGGGAGGATGCTTTGGGAAGAAAAGAGTCCAAAACAGTGACTAAAGAGTTTGGTATACCAAGTGTGAATCCAATGCCCTCAGGAGACCCAAATTGAATCCAATGGTTATAAATATAGATACTACAGAGGAATGTGTCAGGGGAAGGTACGCTTCACCTCGTTTCCCTGGTTGTGTAGTTAACATCAATGATTTGCTACAGTGGAGTAGTGGTTATAATAGAGCAGTTCATGTAATAGATAGTCATTCTCCAGAAGATGTTGAATTTAAGGTGTGGGATAACCATGCTATGAAAGGTTCTCCTGCTGCAAGTCTTGTACCAGAGATAGCAGTTGATTATGAAAGAGATGAAGTTCTACACAAGAATTCTTTTTCTGCTTTTAATAACACAGGTTTGGATTATATTCTAACTGAATACGCCGTAGACACATTAATTTTTACAGGAGCATTTTTAGACATTAGTATACGGCACAGTGTGATTGATGCTTTTTATCGTGGGTACGATACAGTAGTACCCTTCGACGCTGTTATGCTACATGCGTCAGATGAAGAAGTCGATGGTTCACTTGATATTGTAAATGAAATGAGAGTCATGTACGGTACTTTATTTGCTTTTACTGATGAAGTGTTGAGAATGGAAGTTAATAAATGATGGAAAAACTATACAAAGTGTTTGTTTATGGTACTCTAAAAAGAGGTCATGGCAACCACTATTTTTATTGCAAAGATGTTACACATGTGGAAGAAGGAAGTATTATCGGGAGAATTTATGATTTAGTACACGGTGCATTTCCTGGCATCCAGATTCCACACCGTTCCATCATAGCGCATGGGACGAAAGACCATGAATTTGATGTTGAACTCCAAGAAACATTGACTGACCCGGAGTTTAATACATTTAATGACTATGGTGATGAATGGGGTAGAGTTTTTGGAGAAGTAATTACATTCAGAAATCCGTCATCTAGTTTTAATGATTTAGATAGATTGGAAGGATTTAGACCAGGCGTAAAAAATTGTTTGTACGAAAGAGCATTAGTTTTGACAGAATCTAATGGTAGTATTTTTCCTGTCTGGGCGTATCACATGAACAACAAAGACAATATGGAAGAACACGGAGCTAGAAGGATAGAAAGTGGAACCTGGAGAAAAAATTGAAAAAGTTTATATATGTGATATGCTTCCTTTTTGTGGGCAGACTCATTGTGAAACCTTTTGGGGAAGCGATTGTATCCTTACTGTGGTGGGAAGAACAAAACACAAGTGCAAAGAAGTAAACAAGAGTGAGGTTGTTGATGCAAAATAAATTAAGACTTGAAAGACGCATTAGAACCGAAGATACAGGCAAAGGTGTAAAATTATTAAGAAATATTTCAATACATTTTGAGCCTACAAAACATTTAGATTTAAAAGTATCTAATCATGCAGGCATACCTAATTTTGTAATCGCTTCTTTGCATTACGAAGTAATTACTCACGTTATGGAAGCTCATGAATACGCTACATTGTGGGCTAAAGATGATAAGCACCTTGAAGATTTAGTAAGACAATATTTAAAAGAAGATTGGGTAATTATAGATAAGTATGGAGGTACTGAGCTATGAACATGGAACCAGAAGAGGAACTCAGTGACATAGGTGTGATTGTGGGTAGATTCCAAACCCCTTATTTAACTGATGCACACAGAGACATGATGCACACTGTGCTAGGAAAAACTGGCAGATTGCTCATAATAGTGGGGGTAGCTCATACTAGAGTGACCATGAATAATCCTCTCAGTTACGAATCGCGGAGGCAAATGATATTTAATGAGTTCCCAACCACGACAATAGCCTATATTAAAGATGTACCAGACAACGATGAATTGTGGTCAAGAAATCTAGACTCTATAATTAATGATTTCAGAGGCCCAAATCACAGTGTTATGTTGTATGGTGGTAGAGACAGTTTCATTGGCCGTTATCATGGTGGGTTTAATACACGCAAATTCTTAGAGAAGCCATGTCAATCTGCGACACAGTTGAGAAAAGAAACTGGTCTGCGTGAACTACCAACTGCTCATTTCAGAGCAGGTGTTACGTGGGCAGCTCAAAATAGATTTGCAACCTCTTATCAAACCGTGGATATTGCAGTTTTAAAAGATGAAGAACTGCTAATTGGTAGAAAAGAGAACGAAATAAAATGGAGATTTCCTGGAGGGTTTGTTGACCCGCAGAAAGATGATTCATTGGAAGCAGCTTGCAAACGAGAAGTCAATGAAGAGACATGTGCAGAAATAGATGATTTAAGATACGTTTGTAGTCTTAGAATTAATGATGGTCGTTATAGTAGAGAAGAAGATAAAATAATGACCGCATTTTACACAGCCAAATATATCTTTGGTGATATACAACCAAGAGACGACTTAGATGAACTGAAGTGGGTAAGATTTTTACCAAGTGGAAACACAGACATCCTGCCTGGTGATTTAATTCCCAGCCATGAAGACTTATTAAGGGAGTTAATACACCATTGTAGAGAAAAAGGAATAAGTAAAGAAGAATTCACTGTTTAATAATAAGGGAGAAAGGTAGAGTTGATGAGCAAAAAGAACATTATTTTAAGCACAGACAGTTACAAAATTGGTGCTCACCACAATATGTATCCACCAGGCACACGAGGAATATACTCCTACCTGGAGGCGAGAAATACGGCAAGGTGGGATGAGACTGTTTTCTTTGGGTTACAATACATACTCAAGAACATGTTCTTAGGCCGAGTTGTGACCCAAGAAAAAATAGATGAAGCAGAAACATTGTGCTTGGCGCATCTAGGCCCAGGAGCCTTTAACAAAGCTGGGTGGGAGCACATACTCAATAAACACGACGGAAGATTGCCAGTAATGATAAAGGCAGTGCCGGAGGGCATGGTAGTTCCGAAAGATAATGTGATGCTCACCATACTAAACACTGACAAAGAGTGTGAGTGGCTAACATCATACTTGGAAACACTTTTGAGCCAAGTTTGGTATCCAAGCACAGTGGCTACTCTCAGTCGTGAAGTCAAAAGAATTCTCAAAGCTTATTTGGGAATGACTTCAGACGATGTAAGTAGTCTACTCTTTAAGTTGCATGACTTTGGAGCAAGGGGCGTAAGTACTATGAGTGGCGCTGAGATAGGTGGTCTTGCCCATCTAGTGAACTTTATGGGTACTGACACCCTGGCCGCGATTGTGTGCGCTAGAGACTATTACAATGCCCCGCGTGACTTCAGCGATATTGCTTTCTCTGTACCAGCAACGGAGCATAGTATCATGACTAGTTACGGCAGAGAAGGAGAAATAAGGTTGTTGGGCGAAATATTAGCCAAATACCCTGCTGGAATCTTGAGCGTCGTGGGAGATTCTTACGACATTTACAGATTCGTAGACGAGTACATGGGCAAAATCTACAAAGAACAGATACTAAAACGTGATGGAGTATTCGTCGTTAGACCAGACAGTATATCTCCAGAGCATAGAACCCCTGGTGAGCAGGTACTTTGGATATTACAATCGCTTTACCATAATTTTGGAGGCGAAATAAACAGCAAAGGATACAAAGTTCTTAACCCGAAAGTAAGAGTTCTTTGGGGAGACGGACTAAGTATAGATTCAATCAGTGAGACATTAGCTTTTGTGGAACTAAACAAGTTCAGCACTGATAACATAGCTACATTTGGGATGGGTGGTGGCTTACTTCAAGACGTAAATCGAGACGTACAGCGGTTTGCTTTCAAGTGTTCTTCACAACTCAGAGATGGTACTTGGCATGATATTCGTAAACAACCAAGAGATGTGTACAAAGCGTCCAAAGCAGGAAGACTTAAATTAATCAAGGTTGGAGAAGAGTTCAAAACAGTCCTAATCTCAGAGGAAGGCGAAGACCTATTAGAAACCGTATTCGTTGATGGTCAATTGATACGTGATGAAAATTTTACCGACGTAAGAAAGAGAGCGGAACTTTAAGATGGGAAGGAGAGAAAAAAGCATGAGCAAAGATAAGAACGAACAACAGAACGAGAACAATGGAGAAAAGGTTGAACCAGCAGGCGCTGGAGCAGAGGAAGTCGTACAAGGGGAAACTGACAACGTTGATGTGCCTAAACTGGAGCTTGTTGAAGACGACAAGCAAGAAGAAGAGGAATTGGTGGTAGAAGAAAAGTCAGGAATTGGAGTCTGGACGGTCATAGGCTGTATCGTCGGCGGATTGGCTCTTGGTTTCCTCATTGGCAGCATACTAGTTTCATTGGGCTACTAGCCCACACTCAATATACTCTATAGAGTATTGACTTTGATAGTAAGGTAAACAGGTAAAAGGAGTAACAAGCATGGAGTTTTTAAAGTTTCTATTGTTTATGGTCACTCTAATTGGTTTGATTGGATGGATATGGAAGGGCATATCTTTCGACAGAACTGATTACGGTGATATCAGAGGGATTGCGAGTTTTCCAGTCTCTCGTACAGTAACAGGGCTGGTTGTATTGGTGGGAATATTAGTATTCTTTTCTGCCATTCAGATCATGCCCGCAGGTCACAGAGGTGTTATTTACTCACAAAAATCTGGTGTAAAAAGCCGCATTTTGCAAGAGGGGTTCAACGTTGTAACCCCAGCGGTGGAGACAGTTCACGAGGTTTCGGTTCGAGTGAGAGAGCACACGGTCGTATTAGATGTCGAAAAGAATTCGGCGGCCTCCAAGGACACACAAGATGTTGGAGCGGTCGTCACAGTCAATTACCACTACGATGCTAAAAATGTCCATAGAATCTACAGGGATATTGGAGACGCAGATACAGTTGCGAAAACCATCCTTGTGCCGAAAACTCAGGACGCAATCAAAAGAGCCACCGCAACATTCGAAGCCGAGGATATGATTGCTAACCGAGGGAAACTGGCCGAGTTGATCAAAACAACTCTATCCGACCGTCTCGCATCTTCATACTTGATCGTCGATGATATTTCGGTGCAGAATATCAGTTTCAAGAAGGACTTTACCGCCGCCATCGAGAACAAAGTGAAGCAGAAACAATTGGCGAAGCAGGCAAAGCTCATAGTCGTGACAAAAGAGGCTGAAGCCGAACAGCTCATTGCAGAGGCAACCTTCAGCTTAGAGTCTCGTATTCTCAAAGCTGAAGGTACTGCTAAAGCCAACGAACTACTGGAGCGCAGCTTAACTCCCGGAGTCTTACAACAACGAGCCATTGATGTCTGGGATGGTAAGTTCCCCACGTACTACAGTGGCGGAGCGGGCGCACCGTTGCTGTTCAACATTCCTAAATAGTTTAGGTTTGCCAACCTGAACCACCTTTGTACGATAGCCCCTTGAGCCTTCATCGGCTCCTGGGGTGCTATGACAAGAAAGCGAATGAAAATAGAATTACTCACGGGAGTAGTGAGGTTAATCTTTGTGGCATGGTTTATATCTACACAGAAAGATTTTCCATTGTTTTTGCCAATAGGCATCACTATAATTTTCCTTGCGGGTATGAATTTTGAGAGAGTGGGTAGAGCTATTACAAAATGAGTTGCACAGTAGAACATAAATACTTTATAGGTAATAAAGTTTGTAGAATTATCCGTAGAGGTATGGAGATAAAATGCCCTTCCTGTGAAGGCGTTGGAGAAGTTGTGCTTCTGGATGGACAACTATACAAATGTCCTAAGTGTCTCGGCAGCAAAGTTATTGAAGCGCAACCACAATGGATAGTTGAAGGAGTAGAAAGAACTGTAGATAAGATTGAAATTATTATATGCCCTAAACACACTTCCATTCAATATCACACAAGCATGTGTACTCGGCACTACGAAATAGTAGATGAAAGACGTTTATTACCAACAAGAAAACTCGCACAAGAAAAATGTAAAAGGTGGAATTTAAAAGACAATGGCGAATAAAAAGAAAAAAGAGAGACCGCCAAAAGGGTCATGGAAGAAAGAACAAACTATCTGTGACAAAGATGGACACCATGATTACGTAACAGTTAAAAGAGATAAAGGTGTCTTCAAAAAAGGCGATATGGTCTGTGTTTATTGTGGGTACACAGTAAAAAGAGAGGAAAATGATGGGAAGTAAAAATTCTAGTTTCTTGCCATTAGACTTTGAATTGGCAAAAGAGCTGAAAGAAGCTGGGTATTCACAATACGGAAAAAATTGGTGGGTTCTTGAAAACCATGAAACTGAGTGGAAAGAAGTAAATGAAGATACCCATCTAAATTTCTATGAGCTAGGGAAACGGCTTCAAGACAGTGCTTATCTCCCAACACTCTCAGAACTTATAAGAGCTTGTGATGTTCCATTCGAAAGAAGAATTACTACTATCCATCAGCAAGCAGAACCAAATGAGCATGGAAATGGCTGCATCGCTCGCTGGTATGCACATGGGGTTTGGTGGGACACTAGTGAACATGACGTTTATGGTGAAGGTGACACGCCCGAACAAGCAGTAGCAAGACTATGGATAGCACTGAAGAAAGGTAAGTCATGAGAATTAATCGTAGATTGTTTGAATTTTTTCAAACTAAAGTTTTAACAGTTATCATTGGTATAATCGCGTGGGGAATATTGTCAGCTCCACTCAGTCTACTTGACTCAGTGTTTACGTGGTTCCAATTGTTTGCGTTCGGAATCTTTCTTGTATCAGTACTAGGTGCAGCGGCAACAGCAGTTGTGTTCATCGTGTGGGTAGCGGCATGTATGGCAAATGTATGGCATGGTAGAGAAGAACCTTGGAGGGTTTACAAATGATTAAGCGAGTTGCAGGATGTATTACAGGTTTAGCTGGTCTATTGTTGGTATTATCAATTTTATTATCATTGAGTACCATCGCAGTAAAAGTATTTCTTTGTAGTATAGTTGTGCTGATGTTCGGTGCAGTTTTAGCGGTAATAGTGTATTGGGAAGAAATAGATTGGTAGGTGATAGCACATGAAACAGTGGTGTTTAGATCATCCTTTCTTAACAGTACTGATAGTGTTTATTTTTGTCACAAATGTTACACACATTATATGGACAATCTTAGCACTAGCGGCAATATTTGTTCTGTTAGCTACAGCAGATAAGAATTACAAGAAATGAGGAAAAATGCGTGCTGGTCTAAAGTCTAAAGAAGAGTTTGTGGAAATGATGTACGAAGAATTTCGTGATCAACTTACTTTGCGCCAAAGATTCGAAGGTTGTGAGTATGGTGTAGAGCCTTCTGGTGGCATAGACGGAGTACGTAACGCCTGGGAGCACCACGTACCCAGAGTTTTAAAAATTTTTAGGAGGGTATAATGGAAACACCAGAACATGTATTTGAAGACATGATGGGGCATGCAATAAAATTCGCAGCAGGAGATCAAGAGTTATACGCGAAATTAATACGCAATAGATTTAAGCTGGCTATGGAGCGAAGGTTTGAAGAGACTTGCCGTAGACTAGAAGAAAAAAATAAGCACAATATGACAAGAGCTATGATAACTAGTGCCATGCTCGCAGATATATGTGAAGATTTGTATGGTGAAAATTCATCTGATGCACCTAGTAATTTAGCATATGAACATCTTAATTGGACACTTGGGCCATCTAAAAACCCACATGAAACATACTATGAGTGGGCTATGGAGAAGTGCGGGGCTTTGAACAGTAGTGCTCGTGTGCCAGAGTGGAAAGACTTTTTAAAGGAACTTAGAATACAATGGAAAATATAAAGAAGAGTGCAGAGGGATGGATTACTCCAAAAGACATTAAATATTTTGGTGTAGTAAGAGATAGATTTATGGTATTCACTATGTGGGGCAAAGACCCAGGAAGTTATCCAGGTATGAGTAGGAAGTTTAAGCGAGTTAAGGTTAAATTGACATTAGAAGTTTTAGAAGAGAAGGAGGACTAAATAATGATAACGATAATAGTTGCTTTACTACTGATAATACTTGTCGTAGTGGTAGTGTCGGGCGTGGAAAGACAAATGAGTAAACCGCACACTGGACACCCGTGTACGCACGAAGTGACAGAAACCTTGTCAGACAACAGGGGAGAGTTCTGCATAAAGTGTGGAAAGGTATTGGACGATGCATCAATTAGATGAAGAACCAAAGGAGTACTTTGACTCCATAGAACAGAGAAAGAAGGGAAACAAGAGTATGTGGAAATTTCTATTTAATGATGATCGAGACACCATTATTGGCGTTTCTATATTGATAGCTATCCTTGGAGCAATCTGTCTTTTAGTTACGCTATTACTGTCAGATACATCAACGGCAGCAAAGTTTGGATTAGTGGGATTTGTCACTATAGTTACCGGCCTTGTGTTGTGGATGGAAAATAGTTAATATCACTAAGCATAGGAGGAAAAAGTCATGCTAAGTGTCTTTGATTTAAAATGTTAATAATTGGATACAGTTTACTAGTCTTAATCCTCGGATTGGCTTGGGGAATTTGGTTGCCTGAGAACGTTGCTATTGTTTTGATGGGATTAGCCTTTGCTATCTTGGGTGTAGGTATTCTATGTGTGATGTTCTTTGCTTGGTGGTTACAACCGTGAGTAAAGATATAGAGTTGCCATTATTAGATAAATACATAGAAGAATTGAGAGATAGCATTCCTAGGGAGAGGGCTAGTAATATTGCTAGAGTCTTCAAGGCTATTATGTTAGAGGTGGAGCACGGCGGAGAGGATGCTATCGACAAACTTTCTAAGAATGATTGGTTCATGCCTATTGACGTTGATGCGCCGCATTTGGATAATGTAGAGACTTGGATAATGCAGAACCAACTTAATCTATATAGAACGTTATTAAATAGTTTCATCAAGTTATGTTTAATAACTGACTTGGAGGAAAAATGAAAGCATTAGTTGTTCTAGTTCTTATTTGGGTATTTACAATCTCTTGGTTCTTGGTTGAATCTGGTAGAGCACAAATATAATGAAGGATGGTATGCCGTCAGCAGAACTTATGGATGAGGAACTGCATGAGGAACTTTTGACACCGGAGTGTTGTGGGAACTGTAGATTTAGTAAAGAGTATACAAATGTTGCAGTGGAAGGAGGGTATTCTTTACTAAATC